ATCTGGGACGGCAGCCTGAAACCGGCATACAGCAACAACCCGGCCTGGTGCCTGTGGGACATGCTGACTCACCCGCGCTACGGCATGGGAAAACGTCTGGGGGCGGCAGACGTGGACAAATGGGCGCTGTATGCCATTGCGCAGTACTGCGACCAGACGGTCCCGGATGGTTTCGGGGGCACAGAGCCGCGGATGACCTTTAATGCGTACCTGTCACAACAGCGTAAGGCGTGGGACGTTCTCAGTGATTTCTGCTCGGCGATGCGCTGTATGCCGGTATGGAACGGTCAGACGCTGACGTTCGTTCAGGACCGCCCGTCGGATGTGGTATGGCCGTACACCAACAGCGATGTGGTGGTGGATGATAACGGCGTGGGATTCCGCTACAGCTTCAGTGCCCTGAAGGACCGGCACACGGCGGTGGAGGTGAATTACACCGACCCACAGAACGGCTGGCAGACCTCCACGGAACTGGTGGAAGACCCGGAAGCCATACTGCGCTACGGACGCAACCTGCTGAAGATGGATGCGTTCGGCTGCACCAGTCGCGGTCAGGCCCACCGTGCCGGGCTGTGGGTGATAAAGACCGGACTGCTGGAAACGCAGACGGTGGATTTCACGCTCGGGTCACAGGGGCTGCGTCACACACCCGGTGACATTATTGAAATCTGTGATAACGACTATGCCGGGACCATGACCGGCGGACGTATCCTGTCCATCGATGCCGCCAGCCGCACCCTGACACTGGACCGTGAGGTGACCCTGCCGGAGACAGGTGCCGCCACGGTGAACCTGATTAACGGCAGCGGTAAGCCGGTGAGCGTGGCCATCACTGCACACCCCGCGCCGGACCGGATACAGGTCAGCACCCTGCCTGATGGTGTGGAGACATACGGTGTATGGGGGCTCTCCCTGCCGTCACTGCGTCGTCGCCTGTTCCGCTGTGTCTCCATCCGGGAAAACACGGACGGCACCTTTGCCATCACGGCGGTGCAGCACGTACCGGAAAAAGAAGCCATCGTGGATAACGGGGCCAGCTTTGAGCCGCAGTCAGGCACCCTGAACAGCGTTATTCCACCGGCAGTGCAGCACCTGACGGTGGAGGTGAGCGCGGCTGACGGTCAGTATCTGGCACAGGCGAAATGGGACACGCCGCGGGTGGTGAAGGGTGTGCGCTTCAGTCTGCGCCTGACCAGCGGAAGCGGAGAAGACAGCCGTCTGGTGACCACCGCCATCACTGCGGATACAGAGCATCGTTTCAGTGGTCTGCCGCCCGGGGAATACACCCTGACAGTCAGGGCAATTAACAGTTATGGCCAGCAGGGCGAACCGGCCACCACCACCTTCCGGATTAACGCGCCAGCAAAACCCGCCACCATTGAACTGACGCCGGGGTATTTTCAGATAACGGCGGTCCCGCGTCTTGCGGTGTATGACCCGACGGTACAGTTTGAGTTCTGGTTTTCGGAGGCAAAAATCGCAGACACATCTCAGGTGGAAACCTCTGCCCGTTATCTGGGGACCGGCAGTCAGTGGAGTGTATCCGGCCCGCACATTAAGCCCGGGAAGGATTTCTGGTTTTACGTGCGCAGCGTCAACCTGGTGGGGAAATCTGCTTTTGTGGAAGCCAGTGGCCGGGCCAGCAATGATGCAGAAGGGTATCTGGGGCTGTTTCGGGAAAAAATAGGAAAACTGCATCTGGCTCAGGGGCTGTGGGAGCTGATAGATAACAGCCAGCTTGCGGATGAGATGGCGGAGATGAAGACCTCCATCACCGAAACCCGCAATGAAATCACACAGACGGTCAGTAAAACGCTGGAAGACCAGAGCGCCACCATTCAGCAGATACAGCGCGTGCAGAAGGACACAAATGATGACCTGGCTGCGCTGTACATGCTGAAGGTTCAAAAAACGAAAGACGGCATTCCCTATGTGGCCGGGATTGGTGCAGGGATTGAGGATACTGATGGCCAGCCACTGAGCAACATACTGCTGCTGGCTGACCGTATCGCGATGATAAATCCGGAGAACGGCAACAGCACGCCGTTATTTGTGGCGCAGGGGAATCAGTTGTTCATGAACGATGTGTTCCTGAAGCGGCTGTTTGCGGTGAGTATCACGTCATCCGGCAATCCTCCGGCATTTTCCCTGACGCCGGACGGGCGACTGACGGCGAAAAATGCGGATATCAGTGGCAGTGTGAATGCGAACTCAGGGACGCTCAACAACGTCACGATTAATGAGAACTGTCAGATTAAGGGGAAACTGTCAGCCAACCAGATTGAAGGCGATATTGTCAAAACGGTCAGCAAGTCTTTCCCCCGCACGAGCACTTATGCCAGTGGCACCATCACGGTAAGAATCAGTGATGATCAGAAGTTTGACCGGCAGGTCATGATACCGCCAGTGTTATTCCGCGGTGGTAAGCATGAGAATTTCAACAGTAATAACCAACAGTCATACTGGTATTCAACCTGCCGGTTAAGAGTGACCCGCAATGGTCAGGAGATTTTTAATCAGTCCACGACGGATGCTCAGGGCGTATTTTCCTCAGTTATAGATATGCCTGCCGGACAGGGGACGCTGACACTGACATTCACCGTATCTTCATCAGGAGCGAATAACTGGACACCAACAACCAGTATCAGCGATCTGCTGGTTGTGGTGATGAAAAAATCCACAGCAGGTATCAGTATCAGCTGAATTTTATAACCCAGAACGGGCGTCAGAAATGACGCCTTTTTTATTGCAGAAAAGCGAGAGGTAATTATGCGTAAACTTTATGCCGCCATTTTGTCCGCAGCCATTTGTCTGGCCGTATCCGGTGCGCCTGCATGGGCATCTGAACATCAGTCCACGCTGAGCGCGGGGTATCTTCATGCCTCGACGAACGTTCCCGGCAGCGATGATCTGAACGGGATTAACGTGAAATACCGTTATGAGTTTACGGACACACTGGGGATGGTGACGTCATTCAGCTATGCAGGAGACAAGAATCGCCAGATTACCCGTTACAGCGATACCCGCTGGCATGAAGATTCCGTGCGTAACCGCTGGTTCAGCGTGATGGCGGGGCCGTCTGTACGCGTGAATGAATGGTTCAGCGCGTATGCGATGGCGGGTGTGGCTTACAGCCGTGTGTCGACTTTTTCCGGGGATTATCTCTGCGTAACTGACAGCAAGGGGAAAAGGCACGACGTGCTGACCGGAAGTGATGACGGTCGCCACAGCAACACGTCTCTGGCGTGGGGAGCTGGCGTGCAGTTTAACCCGACCGAATCCGTGGCCATTGATGTCGCTTATGAAGGTTCCGGCAGTGGTGACTGGCGCACTGACGGTTTCATCGTGGGTGTCGGTTATAAATTCTGATTAGTAACACAGCGTTATGACAGCCCGCCGGTTCAGGCGGGCTTTTTTGTGGAGAGGGTATGGCAGCAGTACAAATATCAGGCGTGCTGAAAGATGGTGCGGGAAAACCAATACAGAACTGCACCATTCAACTGAAAGCCAGACGGACCAGCAGCACGGTGGTGGTGAACACGGTGGCCTCTGAAAATCCGGATGAAGCCGGTCGTTACAGCATGGACGTTGAGTACGGTCAGTACAGCGTCATTCTGTTGGTGGAAGGATTCCCGCCGTCACATGCCGGGACCATCACCGTGTATGAAGATTCTCAACCGGGGACGCTGAATGATTTTCTCGGTGCCATGACGGAGGATGACGTCCGGCCGGAGGCACTGCGTCGCTTTGAACAAATGGTGGAAGAGGCAGCGCGTCACGCCGGGGAGGCGAAGAAGAATGCCGGAGAGGCGGAGACGTCAGCGAGGAATGCCGGCATATCAGCCGGTCAGGCAGAAGAGAGCGCGGCAAATGCTGACACTTCAGCAGGGGATGCATCGGAGTCAGCCCGGCAGGCGGCAGAAAGTGCAGCCGCTGCAAAGCAGTCAGAGGAGGCGTCCTCGTCCTCGGCCTCTGCGGCCGCTCAAAAAGCCAGTGAGTCATTACAAAGTGCAGCAGATGCTGAGTTGTCAAAAAAGACGGCAGAAAGTGCAGCCGGTAATGCAGCCAGGGATGCAACGACCGCAACAGAAAAAGCCCGGGAGTCAGCAGAAAGCGCACAGTCAGCGGAACAAAGCAGGATAGCGGCGGAAGAGGCCGTAAACCGAATCCCCACCGTGGTGGGACCTCCCGGGCCAAAGGGGGAACAGGGGCCCGCGGGTCCTCAGGGGCCGAAGGGTGATAAGGGAGAGCGCGGTGACACCGGCCCTGTCGGGGCAACCGGCGAACGGGGACCGGCAGG